CTAGTTTAGGCGACCTTAATAAAATGAGCTTTGCTGATCTTCTAATTAATGCTGGAGGGCGTCAACTAGGCGAGTTAGAAGGGGCTACTCGAAGAATTGCAGAGGCAGAATTTGGGGCTAGACAAATAGATCTAAGGGAGGATTTAGCAGGTAAGATAAAAGCGAAGCTTGAAGCGAGCGATGAATCAGACGATACTTTTGATAGAGATACAATTAACACTTTCCACGATAGAGCGTTGATGATGGATAGTCCTCAACTACAAGCCCTATATGAAAGATTTTCCGTGTTTGAAGATGGCAATAAAGAAGTAGGCGAGCTTTTAAATCAATTAATAGCAGCGACTAACGGAACTACTGCTGCTGTAAAAAGCACTGCCAATGATTCACAAAATAATGCATCACTAAGAGGAGGGAGATAATGCCTACAAAAGATATTATATCTAGGAACTTACATGAGTTATCCAAATTAGTATTCAGCTATGCTAACGAGGGTGGAGTAACTGTTGAGAGGAAATTGGGTTTTTTAGAAAACACAACGGTAACAGAATCCAGAAAAAATAAGTTCACACGGTATACCCCCTTAGGTAACAACGGAGATTTCTTTGTTTTCATGGGTTCAGAGTCCAGGGAGTTTAAGTTGCAGTTTAACTTAACTCTTCCTCATATAATGCAGTACATTATTGTAAAAGATGCTCCATCCAAGTCGCCAATTGAAATAACAAAGGAGAGTTACTTGTTAGGAGGAAAGCAAAAAACATTAATAAATGATTCACGCACTAATATAAATGCTCTGATAAAATCATTTGATGATTCTTTTTTTCAACGATTAAATACAGCAGAGACATTCATAGAAAACAACCAACAAAACAGCGTCGATAACATAGTATTAAATGAATTGTATACTAACACAGGAGATAGAAGAAGGGCTCTATATCAAGTTATGTATTGTATTAATTTAATAAGAACTAGTGTCATGACTCATTCTAAAAAATCATACTTAGGACCTCCTGTAGTAAGGTTGTCTCATGGTATGTTATATGATAATATTCCTTGTGTGGTTACTAGCTATGGAATATCTCATGATGAAAGCGCGGGGTATGACAGAGACACTCTTTTACCTAATGTTATAAAAGTAAAGATGGATCTATCTGAGGTTAGATTAAGAGGAAGAAACTTCAATCCAAAAACAGATGGGGACTTTGTACCAGGGTGGGACTCAATTATAAATGATTCGTTCTCAACAATAGACCCAACTGCAAGGACGAACTGATATGGAAAAAAATAATTCAAATCTTAGTAGGTACTTCTACGGTGAAACTAATGTTTTGCATAAAGGGGTTTCCGTAAAAACATCACTAGGGACACCTATGGATGATTTTATAGCTAATATAGATTCTAGATTTAATATTATAAACGGAGTAATACCTACCGAACATGAACACAGACCAGATCTAACATCAAATGTATTCTATGATTCACCTAGATTCTGGTGGCTCATACTACAAGTGAACAACATAAACGATCCTTTTGAAAACATGTCCCCAGGGGACGCAATAAAAATACCTGACCTATGATTAATAAGATTAGCGGACCTTTCGTAATTCTAAGTAGAACTCGTCAAACGGTAACCTCTTTTGACGAGTTGGATGATGATATGGTAATCCTGTCTACAGAGGACGGGAAGCTTCTATCTTTTGAAGATAATCAAGGTAGTGAAGGTAATGACATGATCATGAAAATATTTGACCCAACTGGAGAGGTTCTATTAAAATATTTTCAAACATCAAGAAATGTGTTCGCGGATGTGTTAAGAAGGTTTGACGATGTTCAAGGAGCCCCAGACGGGTTAAGTAATAAAACCGAGATAGATACAGACAAGAAATTTCTCTATGAGGGTTTTGAGTATAACGAACTTTCTGATGAACAAAAGAAAGATATAGGTTTTGAAGACCCGTCTGATAACTTTCTATCTAATACATTTTATGTAATGTATGGTGTTGATAACTTTAAGAACGCTGTTCCATTCAAAAAAGTTACTGTATCTAAATTTATTTTGGATCAGGGTACGGATAGTTCTTACACTTTAACTGTTAAATTTATTTCATACCCTCCTTCTGACGAAGTAGTATCGGATGAGTTTAAGAAAAATACTAGAGATTCCGTTGATCAAAGAGATGTAACTCAACAACAATCTAATGCTCAAGAAGGTACATGGAACATTTGGCCTAAAAACGACGACGACTCTAGAAAGTTTTATTTATATAGAGCGAAGTATAAGAAGGCAATGTCCCCAGGACTAGCTTCATACATAAGTATGGTTCCAGATGACATAGAGTTAGATAACTCTTATAATCTAGCGCCCACACTAGAGTTCTTCTTTCAAAATTACCTTACAGATTATAAAAAGGGTAAAACTGTAACTTCCGATGATTTTATACCCATGGTATTTTTACCACCTGCTCTAGAATCAAAAATACTAGAGCACATGGAGGACTATAAAGAATCTAACGGTGATCCTATGGCGAAGCTTCCAATATGGGATGCTAAAATGCAGCAGGGTATAATCAAAAAGTTTTCAAATTGTGGAATAGCATTATTTAAAGAAATAGAAAGTGATAAATCAATAAGCAGATGGAACGAACCCTTTCAAGTAGATATAACAATTAATATTATAAACCCCACTGGCCCAAGCGCAAGTAGGATTAATAAATGTATTGGAATACTCAATAGTTTACTTAAAGAGTTTTCAGTAGATGAAACCTATATGCAAGCGTGCTATATAAACGATCCTGTACATGTAGAGGAGTTTATAAAAACACATTGTACTAACGAAGGCGGAATTTATAAAGATTATTATCTTGTAGATAGAAAAAACGGAACCAAAGAAAGCTTGCTCTCTATAGATTTAGAAGATAAGAGCACACAGTTTAGACCATTACTAATAATAGCAGGAGCGGCCTTTATAAGGGGAATTCTTAATGTAAATCCTAATATAGTAGAAAGAAGTGAGCAAGCTAAGATAGTTCAATTCTTTAAGGAAGTATCTAATTTTTCCAGCGCAATCTCAGAAATAAATATGAAGAAGTTTTTCAAAGGAGATGTGCTTGGGTATGTTCATAAACTTGTGAATCATTATAATTATGTTCAGGGAGAAGAGTTACTAGGATCTGAATTTTCCTTAAACTCAGGAATGATAGAAAAACCAATACTAAAGAAAGGGTTGCTATCGTTATTTGAATTTTATACTTTGAACAGGAATAATGATGACATCTTGAATATTAAAGTAAAACAAGCTGACACCTTACCATTACCCTTTGTAGATGATATTTTTGCATTCACCCAAAAACCTACAGTAGATGATTTAGATTTTATGGTTAAGAGTGTTAAGGCAAGTCCTCAGGACCCTCTTACAGACGGAAAAATAGATTATATAGCTAATACTATTGCTAGACAAAGCTTTGAAAATCCAAAAACAAACCTAGCAATAGACGAGCTTTTAAGAGACGGAGCAGGAAGCAAATTTTCAGATGCTCAAGCCACCACTAGAGATCTTCTAAATAGGATAAAATCAAATAAAAATATAAGTAAGAGCAATGTGTCATCTACTTCTTTAATAAACTATCTCACATATTTTACTAGGATGAGAGATGCTAACAGAAGGATATCATTAAAGATTAAACCTAAATTTAGAAAGTATCAAAGCTATTCAAAAGATGATCATCTAATATTTTTAAGAGTTATAAATCCAAATGTTCCACTCATAGACAATCCACTAGCTAGAAAGTCGCTAATAACAAACCTCTATCAGATAGAGCATATAAAACATGTAATGGGTGATGGGGAATGCTATACTCAACTTGAGTTATTTGTATGTCCTCTTGCTAACTATCTTAGCAATGTTCATGATTTAGAGGAGATCTATGCTAGAAAGATATTCGACCTCGCCAATCCAGAGATATAATAAGTTATGAATCTATTCACAGCAGTAGTAGAAACGGAAGCAGATCCTACAGATCCTACCTGCATAGTTTGCAGGTTGATAGGTTCTGAGTTTGATCAAGGTCAAGGTGTTCCTGTAGTATTCACTACGCCTTACGCTAGAACCTTAGGTGGAGGAGGTATGACTGCATATCCTCAAAGGGGAGATATTGTTCTCGTAGCTACTGCTGACAACGATAACTCTTTTTTTTACATGTCTACCATAGTAGGTGTTAGAAGAAGAGACCTTAGAGAGGGTTACTATAACTACCCCTCTGATAAAGAATTGAATGAGTTAGATCCTTTCAAGGCGACTATCTCATTGAAAGATAATAAGCAAGGTATTTTGTCATTTACTGATAAGGCAAATGACAAGATGATGAGATCGTTCGTAAAGCTTAGTAGTGGAATGACGAACTTGACCATGAACAGACAACCTGGGATGGAAGCGTTCCATGTTAGAATGGTTAATGGAGAAACTAGCTTAAAGATGTGTGGCCCTGGAAATCTTAAGGATCTTGAAGGCCCAGGATCGGTAAAGCTTCAAGCAGAGTATAACAATACACTCAACACACAACGAGGCACTGTAAAGATAAAAGCACAGTCCTTAGCTAGAGAGATTAAGATAACAAACTACGCTACCTTCGCTCCATTCAGCCCTCTATTTGGAGCCAAGGTTCCTGATATAAAGAATGGTGACATTGATATAGAATCGTGGCACAACACTATAAACCTAACTACATATGGAGGTTCTCCTCTATCAAACCCCGTTACCACAGGAATATTCCTTAGAGCAGGTATAACTACCGTAGGAACGCCAAATCCACTTGCGGCTCCTACTGCATGTATACAGCTTAATAGTGCTGGAATAGTTCAAATAATAGCTGGTGTTCGAGGTTTAGATATTAACTCTGTAGGACCAATAGCTATGAAATCAACTACGGCCATAACCATGCACGCACCAGCGATTGCTCTGAACCCACCAACACCACCTGTGATTCAACCAGTGATTCCAAATGTAAACGCTCAAGCTGTTGCTGTCCAAGGAGCAGGGGGAGGTAACTAATGGCATACAACCCTAATGAGTTCTTTGGAGAAACCTTTCCTGTAGGAGATGATGCTTCTATCCCTACCTTTGGAATGCCAACCTGTGTTCTAGAGCTAGGTCTGGATGCACTCCGATTACTGCCTGGAAATATGCTCGCCTTCCTTACCTTGAGGGCTAATCAAGGTTCGGCTTTGGCACTATCTAAAATAGCTCAATTAAAAGCTGAGATTTTAGAGTGGCTAGGTTTAAAGGAAGATGAAGTTGACGGTCTAAAGTTTTACGACTTAAGCCCAGGGTTCGGTGGCGTAGCAGGATTTATTACAGAAGCTCTAGGTGCTTATAACTTTGTAAAAGGTTTTATAGATACTTTAGGTTCGTACTACAATCTTTTAAAAAGTGAATTGGATCAAATCCAAGCTTGTTTAGATCAGCTTGAAGATTCTGTAATAGCAGAGCAAGGAAATCCCAACGCCCCTATTACACCAGACGCGGCTCTTAAAAATGTTTACGATGCTCAAATAGATTCTATAAACGACTATCTAACTAAAACCCAAGAGCTTCTAAACAACATTAATACCGTCATTAGAGAAAGAGAGCAGGGTATTTCACTTGATCCTAATGACATTATCGCGGGTATAACAGAGGATGTCTTGGAGACAGAGGATGAGATCTTCCGTCTAACCTACGGACCTCCAAGAAGTTCTAAAGGAACCTTCCTTCTATCTGTTGACGGTCTTTACTACGACTCTCAAAACAGAACTTATGACGACGGCACCACATCCCCTAGCACCGAAGACCTTAAGTTCGTACCAGACGCTGAACGGTGGAAGCTAGACCACGCTCCAAACCTCGGAGGAAAAGGAACAGCGATATCCATGAAAGACATAAACGACTACATGGATACCCTTCTAGATATTGAGAAGATAGATGATAGCTTGATCTTGAAAGAGTATTACGAAGCAGATCACCTTATCCAAACATTGAACGGTCATAAGAACCTTACAATAGGAAGATTAGAGAATACTAAGTCCAAAATTATTGAGGACTTTGGAAGTGATTCTGCTATGGCTGTTAATATTCAACAGCAAATTTATAGCGAGATTGAACTTTACGACATCAAGATTAGGAAAAGAAAGAAGCAGATTGAGCTTGCTGTTAAAGCTCCAGACCTGTTCGGATTATCAGGAATGTTTGCTCCAGGGTACATCCCAGTTAACGACTTTGGTTATCTTAGCAAAGTTAACCTTTCAGTTGCTTTGGAAAAACAGAGAAAGCTGGTTCTGGACCAAGGTGATGTTAGTGGAGTCGTACTACCTCTAAAGCCAGTGTTTGTGGCTAACGAGTCCTCTAGGAACAGCTTGATTCTAGCGCCTCTAACGGTCTCTCCTGACATTACAGGAGGTCTAGCTGATACGGGTCAGGTAGGAACTGAAGACGCTGGAGAGACGCCTGGACCCGCTCCTGTGTTAACGCTAACAGACCCTATCCATGTGAGTGGTCTGATAGCATCCTACAACTTCTTAGACAATGAAGTAGTGTCCAATGGATCTGATAAGTACCTTGTTACAAATTGCACAGGGGATCCTAAGCAGAATGCTCAAATAGTTGGTCCTAGTGCAGATAAAGTTTTCCCAAAAGGTCTAGGTCTTCCTAGATTCACAGGGATCGTAAACTTTGTAGAGAATCAAAAAATTGATGTACTAAGCTATGCTGCACCTTCTACCGAGGTAGGAAGCTATATGAAACTTCCAGGGTCCAAGAAGATGCAGGACTTGTTCTACAACACAAGCGGAGCAAGTTTTGATATGTGGCTTTATGCCCCTAACCTTACAGTTGGGAATAACCCTTGGGAAATAGCAGGAGTAGGGACCGACGCGAAAGGCGTCATAAAATTGAACTCCGAGGATAGTTCCTGGCTGGATTCAAACTACTACCGACTCATCCTGGCTAACGAAAATACTGGATCTAACGACGCTCCTTTATCAGATGCAGTTAACCTAGTTAATAACTTTTCTACAAAGTATGTTAGAGGTATGGTCATGGGGTTCACAAGAGATCCTATATTCACAGTTCCTAATGGAAAAGCGTACACACCAGACGCCTTTAACGGGGATCAAACAGGTATAGCTCCAGCGGACACGGTGAATGATCCTGAGAAGACATGTCTATTCTTAGCCCCAACTCAGTCCTACTCAAAGGAAGGATGTAACTTCATAAAAGCAGATGACTGCAATCCTGAGGACGCCTTCTTCCGAGGTCTAGCCATAAATCTAACTGTTCCCAACGAAGCAGGGGAGAGCTTGTTCTCTGTTAATAGTAAGTTTATTCATCTGAATGTATCATTTGATTATTCAAATGATATTATCAAGGTTTATTTAAACGGTTCTAAGCTAACTTCTGGACTTGTTAACGGGGAGCAGAAGACAGCGGCAGAGTTCAAAATATCAGATATATTTGGAACTGAACCTGGGCAATCTATAAAGGTTCCTACATTCAAAGCTTCTTCTCCTACAGCTAACAGTTTCGAGTACGGTCCTACTGTAAACGCAAGGTATGTCCTAGGTCCAAAGAACGATGAATTCTTTACACCATGGATAGTTGGAGGTGGTTGGACAGACGGACTACCTACATCTTATCAAATCGACAACTCAAATCAACCGATACCGCAGTCCTTTAGAGGCGGTTTTATGGGAGGAACTGGCGGGATCTACAGCGGGTTTGGAGGCCATATAGGAAGCTTAAAGATATACTCTACCCCTCTGACGGATGCTCAAGTGACTAAAAACTACACCGCCCATAGAAGTTTCTTCGGAAATATAGATCTAGGGTAAATAGTAACTAGGAGAGGTTATGTTAGATCTATCAGTAGGATTCCTTAGCGGCGTCAGTAGGTACTCACCACTTACAATATTGGGTGAGGATGGATATCTTGCAACCATAAATCCAAACACAACCACCTTCCCAGTAGAAGATGATGTAAAACCCCACTTCAGAAGGCACGCCCACCCTGGAGAAACCTTTAATATACTGGTTACTTTGAGGGATGTTATAGGAGGGGTTCCTGGGGCATATATTACAAAGGACAATAACCCCACAGAGGGTTTAGTTCATACCGTTCAATGGGAGAATGTAGGAGATGCTATAGAAGGAGTTGATTTTATATCCACCACTCCTAAAACTCTACAATTCAGTAGAGACAATATAGAGCAAAATATAAATATACAACTCCTCCCTAAGGCAGGTTGGTTCAAAGAGAAAAGAATAGATATTAGATTAGTTAATCCTGTAGCTGATCCTGAAGGAAGTGATACTTTTGTATTAGATCCAGGGCTTCCAGGGGCCAACTTCCCAGGAGGTATACTTCCTGCTAACATCTTTATAAGAGGTGGAGGAGATCAGGTAGTAGTTCTCCTATGCCCTGATGCAAATAATGAACCTCCTGTCATCTCCATGGAGCTTGACGGCACTCGAATAGAGGATCACGGAGATCAGATCAAGGCCACTTTCACTCTTTCATATACTCCTATAGAGGATGTTACTTTGTACTACAAAGTGACTGGAGATCTAGAGCCGTACATGGTATATCCTGATAGCGGAACTCAGAAGATAATAGCAGGGCAAACCTCAAAGACAATCACCCTCACCTATCAGGATCAGGCAGACGCTGCCCCACAATATGCATCATTTCAAATAAGCTTAGACCACGAAAGAGATACTAGGGTGTATAGATCTGATCTACTAGATCCAAACACTTCTCTTAGAAGAGTTGAGCACTATAGACATATTGATGAGAACCTTGCTCCCGACTCAAACGGTTTCGATATAAAAGGTTTTGAAACAGATGACTACGCTTTAAACTCATCAAGAACAGTAACTGATATTGACGGAGAACCTACCCAATGGATCATGGGCGGCCCAATCGCAGACCCAGGACATGAACCAGGGTTCTTTTACGATCAGTTAAGTGATGTTAAAAAGAAGGACCCAGTAACAGGACATATTCTAAAGGTTCTAGGAGCAGATGAAACCGCTAGTAATTATGGAGATCTTATAATAGCTTTCCACGATCTAAAAGGCGGAGGACCTTTTGCGTTAGAACCTCTTAGAAGATATATAAGACACTCCATGCACATTGATTTTATGGAGGGGTCTGATGCTCCAAGAAACTTTGAGTGCCATGAGATTTCCTGGAGAAACCGTAATAAAGAAATTCAACATGCGGTTACTTTTAGAAATAATTTTAAATACGAAGGAGTAGGTTTTGATGGAACCCCTGGCACTGATGAAGACGGTAACTCTGTCCCTGTTTATACCATAGATTACAATGGGACTGAGGTTAAGTTCTGGAAATGGAGATCCTCTAACATTGATGGTAATACCAAATATGGTGTATTTAAGGACGACTATGGAATCTGTTTATGGATATCAACACTAGTAGACGAATCTACTGTATGGCCTGAAGGTAACAATATATCTACGACATACCCTGACGGTACTCCTAACGGATTTGTTCCAAAAACAGATCAACCTGAAAAAGATATTACAGGGTGGCAGAACAAAGTACATGCAAGTGTAGGACCTGCGATATCAACATGGAACGGTACGGACAGGACAACCCAGGACCTTATTGATCTAAGTGCAGGCGTTCTAGTTCACTCTTTCATGAGAGAAATGAGGGATACTCCATTTGAAACAGACGAGCCCGTATACTGGCCTCGACTAGCAACTAGATGGACCCCTAGAGGTTACGCCACTAAATCAGGGCTAATTGATAATATAGAAAGGGTTGTAAAAAGAACAATAACTGGAACCATTTCAGGGACCAAGCAGTATGCTCAGGACATTTCTAAGAAGGCCAAGCAGGACCTGATTGATACGAAGGAAAATACGAGACACGGCTTCTCTTTCCCCGTTGGAGCTAACGAAAGGTTGTTCTCTAAATCAGGTGGTAATAACCTGATAAAAGGACAGATAACTCAGTTATTTTTCACCTCTCCAGGCGAGAGAGTTATGATACCCGACTTTGGATTAAATCTAAGGATGTATTTATTTGAGCAATTGGACGATGCACTGATAGATAAATTAAAGAGAGAAATAACAGCACAGTTTAGATTATACATTCCAAATGCTGAGTTGCTAGATCTGAAGGTTTTGCAGTTACCTGATGATAACAGCGGACAGAGTTTGAAGATAGCGATAACTGTAGTTGATAAAAAGAATAATGAGGTTATACCCTTGGAGTTCACGATATGACAGATTTCCCATTTACAAAAGCTACTTCTGATTACACAAAGTATACTGTGTTTAGAGAAGATCAGAAAGCAGCTTTGATAGATTACACGGCTAATGATTTCGTAAGTTTAAGAACATCCCTTCTTAACTATGTGAAGGCAGTTTACCCAAAGGACTATAACTTATTCGCAGAGTCGGATCTAGGGTTAATGATGATCGAGCTTATATCCTACATGGCCTCTGTTATATCAATGAAGACAGACATGATAGCTCATGAGATGTTTTTAAAAACTGCAAAGAGCCCAAGCAACATAAGAAAGCTTTTAGAGATAATCGGTGTCAGGTTCAAAGGCCCAAGTGCAGCAGCGGCTACAGCTAGAATACAATTAGATGACTCGACTGTATCCGATAACCAGCTTCTAGTAATACCTGCTGAGAATAGATCGTTTACCATATCATCTCCATTAGACGGTGCTTCTGTAAACTACACTTTGTATAGCACTAAGAATGGTAAAATAACGGAGCCCACAGCAGACGGCTCTATTGAGTTCGAGCCAAAGCAAGCTCTGGACTTTTCCGCCAACTCAACGCCCGCATCCTTATGGGAAAATGCAGTTCTAGTAGAAGGATCCTTCGCTCAAGATACAGGGACCTTCACAGATGTAGACACCCTTAGAGAGGTAACTTTACAGAACGGCCCAGTCATAGAAGGGAGCGTTCAGGTTTTAGTAGAAGGTGGAGACAATCAAGGGGTGTACACTGAGGTTGAATCTTTATTAAGCACATCCTCTTCTGATTCTAAAGTATTCCAAATTGTATACGATGATAGTTTCAACGCCACTGTTCAATTCGGGGACGGTGTTACAGGGTCTATACCAGATTCAGGTTCTTCCTATTTCATATCTTATAGGTCTGGTGGTGGAGTTAGAGGAAACGGAGTTACCAACTTAATCAATAGTTCTGTAAGGGGTTTAGTTGGATCTGATGAAGTTACTGCAACCATGTCTAACATAAGACCCTTTACTGGAGGCACTGACCCAGAAACGATAGACCATGTTAAGAGATACTCGAAGATGGTTTTCAGACAACAAGACCGCCTTGTATCCTTAGATGATTACTCTACCTTTGCCAACACCTATAGAGATACTTTAGGAAACGCAGGCAAGGGAATAGCTGCTACTAGAAAAGCATTCAGTTCAGCTAACATCATTGATATCTATCTTCTTCAGAAGGCAACTAACCTACAGCTTCAGAAGGCATCCTTATCCTTTAAGACAGCTATGCTAGAAGCCATGCAATCTAAGAAGATGATTACTGATGATGTGGTTATAGTTGATGGACTTATCCGTACCTTGGACTTGAATATAAGAATAACTCTTGATAGAAAATATCAACCAAACGAAACTCACATAAAATCCAAAATATCTAGGGCGATAAACGACTACTTTAATGTAGACAATAGAGAGTTTGGCGAAGCGTTTTATCCTGATGATGTGGCGAGAGAAATCTTCACTGAAGTTGATGAGGTTAGGATAGCAGAAGTTACGAACTACAAGGACCCTGTTCAACTAGAGTTCAATGAAATACTTCAATTGAACAACTTCTTACTAACAATGAATTATGTCTAGAAAGTATAGCAGAAGAAACTATGTAGAAGTTCTCAAGACCATTCTTCCTGAGATCTATCAGGAGAAGGATCTTGAGTTAGCTAACATATCCTCAGACCTGTCCTACGATATTCTAAGGGCAGATACTTCTCTCATAACTAAATTTGCATACTTAAACAGATCTATACGACCACTTATTGAAGATTTTGAAGACAACTATTTTGAGTTAGGTCCTTGGAACACTGACGATTACAGAGATCAGGTTGCATTCCCAACTGTAGCAGAGGAGTCAGGGTATGCAGAAGGGCTGGTCAAGTATTTTATACCACAGAATAAACTAACATACATCGAACCTGATGAATTTATCCTTGAGATCCTAGATCCTTTAGGTTATGATATAAACGACTACACTACTTCAGGTGAGTTCTACACCTTCTTCAAAGACACTTTATACCCACAGCTTTCTAACGGAGAAGGTTCGTACTTCACAGCACCTGCGGCAGCTAAAGGAGTTTTCACGGACTTACATATCCTTACAAACTTCAAGTTCGGTTCTGATTACAAAAGCACTCTTAGGTATCTTATAAATTCTCTCGGTCTGTTCCAACTAATGAACTACAGGTTCTCTTCACTATGGGATAGTATACGAGAAGAAGTAGCCAAGATATTTACTAGAAAGATTTATATAGAAAATACTCCTATAACTATACTCGACGCTGTTAATGTTCTCAAGGCCATTGAGTTTAACAATCAGCCATCAAATATAGCGAACGCAGATAAATCAATATTCTACCCTATATTCTCTCCTGAAGGCGATTTCGCAATAGATCAAACCGATACCTATCTAAGCGGAACTCAGTCACTAGAGAAACAATATGTATGGAACTCCATCCTGTACGGAATATCTCCAGAGGAACAGGATGATACCTTCGTAAAGGATTACCTTATAAGTTTCTTTGTTGATAAGCAGATACCTTCTAGAACTTTTACAGAGGGTCCTTTCCAAAAGTTCCTAAAAGCTGCGGGCTTCCTTATAGGAGATTTGGACAATGGGGCATTATCAATAGGCACTCTAAATTCAATAGAGAAATGTCCTGATAGATTATTGCCTTACCTAGCAGATACTATTGGTTGGAAGTTCTATACAATCAATGTTGATTCTTGGAGAAGACAGCTTAGAGAAGCCAGAGGTATTCTACAGAAGAAAGGAACTAGACAAGGTATCATTGATCTAGTTAAGGTAATACTTCCATCAAGCCCTATTGATTTCAGCACTGCATTCAAAGAATATCATGAGTCGTATATCCCTAACTTGATATACTTCATGCTGAAAACCGAATCTCCTCTATTAGCTTCAGAAGAAACTTGGACGCAGGATTTAGCAAACGAGTTCTGTAACGGAGAGTACAACCCATCCAATGTTGATGATAGTGTACGCTTCGTTGTTGATCATATATTATTGGAAGCCGCACATAAGTTCCCCAGTAACTTCATATATCAAGGGATAAACTTCCAAGTAGATGACTCAAGATTTGTTTTCAACCATAGAGGAAGAAACTTTCACTTACCACCTTGGGAGTTTGAAGAGTTTTACGAAGAGTGCGATGTATCAGAAGACCTTGTTGAGTTCTTTACCGAGAAGCTATTCTGTCTAGGTGTTGATACTGCTCTAGCGGATCAGTTTAGAAATTACATACTTGATAACACTGTTCGTAATATACAGGACGAATACTATAACAACGGATTTGTTTTCCTCACCGATTCGCTAAAGCTGGCTCCCAACTATACGAAGATCATCTCAAATTATGATGAGCAGTTCTTTGATTACCTTCCTATGTGGAACGGTAAATCATCACAGTTTACATTCTCTGTGTCTTCAGGAACATTTGAGGATGATTTCAAAATCCTAGGAGCATTCACTAGGTACGACTTCTTCAACTCCTTAGAAGCTATACGCGATTTTATACCAGCCAAGGTAGATGAGAGGATTGATGTTTCATTAAAAGGGTCTGAGTATCTAGTAACCTTTGACAAGATCCACCCAAGATTAATATACCCCTCCGTAGATCTTCCAAACAAGAACGGGGCGATGGCTTCTTATGAGGACTCGACTATAGATATGGATGATCCTTATCTAGGTCTTATTGGAGATGGGAGACGAGACAACTACGACTTCGCCAACACACCAACAAGAAACAACCACCAGAACCTTACAGTATTCAAGAGAGAAGAAATAACCTATGAGAGAAAGCAACAAGACGCTGCTTGGAAGGATAATAAATCTCCTCACACCATAGTTTATAACGATGATAACTACAACTCTTTGGCGTGGAAGGAAGAACCTAGCGTTCCAGAAAGAACAGCACTGAGAAGACGCAACTTTGAAAAGGTTCTTTCTAAGGGTAATCTGTTTACTAGAACAGGTTTCAACCCTCCTATGTTCTTGAACAGAGTAACTGTTAAAGAAGGGTACAATGATATAGACAGGGAGTACATGCCTCTAGGTCTTATACCATCTTCCATGGAATTCGAGAAGATACTAGACCATGTAGACCTCCCTGCTGTTTACGATCACTGTGAGAACGCTGAATCAAACAGAATACACAACGGGTTCAGAACTAGCAACGCCTTCGAGAGCAGGAAGGGTACATACAGAACAGTAGATGGATTCATTGTAGATAAAGATAACTCTACAACCTCCCCCATAGAAGCTCGCTACAGAGACAATTTTGATTCTATCTACGACTTCATTTACAGCTTGGTTGATAAGAAGCTACTTCTAAAATCAGAGCTAACCTTTAGCCACAACAGCCATATCTTTGTTAACAGTTTCTGGAAGGACGCTATTGATAGTATAAAATCAGCGTACTGGAATGATTACGACTTCTCATTTGAGAAGGATTGGCACGACATAGGGTTTGATGTTTACAGCAGGGTTCCTAACGAGGACAACAAGGGCATAAACTATCTGTACCAGAACAACTATGTAATGAATGGTAACGGAAGAGATAATGTCTCCAGATCTGTTTTAGATGATCTAGAATATGGAGGTTCTTCCATAGTATCTCATGTATACGGTCCTATCTTTTGGAATGGTTTGATTCAGTTTGATGGTAAGAATCTTCCTCAAGGTCAAAAATCATCTAACATAGGAGTTGAAAGAGAGTTTGAACTATCGTTACTTCCATCTATACAGAAGACGGCTTCCGAAGATTTCGCTTTCTACGACAACGAAAGATCAGTAATAACCTTATTGAGTGGAGTGGAGATTGTTGACAGAAAGTTCTCTAACGATGAGCCCGCTCCAAAGAAAACCCTAGTATCTATTTACAACCTTCAAGAGAATGGAGGTTTCTTACCAGAAGACCTGAGCATCATAGGTAAGAATAATCTTACCATGAAGTCGTTTAATGGTAACCCTAGGTTGAGGTTTAGTTTCGACTACGACCTTCTAGGAAACAACTACCTAGAGCCAGAGGACAAGTTCTCTGTTGAGGTAAGCTCGTTATACCTTAAAGATGATTTTACAACCTTAGCCAAATCAGTTCATATTATGATTAGAACTGAGGTAGAGGAAGACGCTAAAGGTAATAAAGTTTTCTGGTGTTTCACCAAGAACAACAAGTGGGAATACTTTAACTATAGCGACTTTGATTCTCTAAACCCAACAGACAAACTAAACAAGTTCTACCACAAAAAGGTGCATACCAGCAAGGAACTTGAGATAAGTTACTTAAAGTGTTATCCTACCATACCTATAAAGGAATCCATATACTCTGTTAAGAATGATGATTTTGAAGTAAGTAGAGTTGAGTTTAATACACTTAACAGAGTTATTAAACTGGATATGGATTACTACACTGCCCAAGGACAGGTTCATAGGAAGGATCAAAGGTATGTTGTAGAGGTTGTTCCTGAAAAGGACGAAGACCCCGAAAGATATTGGATGTTCAGGGGTATGAAGTGTGTTGATGAAACGAAATCTAAAAGGGCTCATGTACAGTTTGATGAGCAAATACCTGACTACTCCATAACCAGAAATGAGACATCCAAAGAGATAGCACTTTACTATCCAGACAGCACAGAGGTCCCATTCCAAACTCTACTTAGATTAGATTCCAGCGGGTTTATTTACGATAACGAAACTCCCATAACCGTAGCTTTGAAACAAGGTAATGGTAGACCTTATCTATACAAGAGTGTAAAAGGGTCTATTCAGTACGGACTTCAGTATTATCTTCCTTACGAGGGTTACTTCAGGTACAACAATAATACAAAAAAAGGTCTTGCATCTTTAGTAGAGATTATAAACCTAGGTCAAAGTTCAGAATACTTTAACTACAACTACGACCCTACGGTGGCGGGAGATCTATCTGCTGCTAACAAGAGGTGGGATGTAGCGCCGTCACAAAGACCTGTAGGGGTAGAGTATACTGGGGGTCCTTTACGAGGCGACTATCCAGGGGATGTGTACGACTACAACGATCAATCGGTTCTACCAAGACCAGCAGTAAGCATAGAAGCAACAGTGATCCCTACAGACACGCCTTGGGGAACTAATGTAACGATCATTGATTGTACTAATGTTGCCCCAGTGTATGTGTACGGACAGAATAAATTAGATTCTAGAATAGATGCTTACGGTGGAGCTAACGATCTATACGATACGAACTTTATCATAAACTCTGACCCTAGAGATTTAACAAACGACAACTGGTACTACAACACTGAGGGTGGCACAATTGTCAACGGCACGGGGACCATGTACAACACATATGGTTATACCCCAGGATCCTTAGGACAAGATCAAGCAGGAGCTTTTGATAACAGTTACGCTACTATAAAAAGTTATAAGGAGCAGGGTATTCTAGACATACCTGACTACGCATTCTATCAAGTATCAGCACAACCTGTAACTACCAAAGATCACCTTTGGACAGTAGCGACACTTGTAATTGATAGAACCATATCAAAGAACTTCAAACTACCAGACGCAGTAGCACTTTGTCTAGGGGCAGGAGAGTATAGCCCTCATCACTGGGCTAGAACATACTTTAGAGCTATCAAGTCCTTCAAGGATTTCACTAACTTAAACTCTTCACAGGTTAGCATAAAGGTATCCTCACAAGCTTATCAGGATGTTAGCAACCCATATGCATTCAATACACCAGAAGAGTACCTGCAAGTTCTTTATTGGCAAAACGAAAAGAAAAACATACAAGCTAACTCCTACGACATAGGAAAGTATACTCTTGTGTTCCTTGCCATAAACTGTGAGAGGACCTTCAATAGATGGGGAGGAACCTCAAGTGGACTGGACTTCAACGACAATGTAGTTTCTACTCCACTAGTAGGTGCAAGAACATATCCCTGGAGAAATGGTCCTGCTCTCCCATCCATAGCTATGATGAATGATTGGGAGGACTGGGCTCAAACTGATTATGGAGATGATGCTAGAAAGTGCTCTCTACCAATAGTTCATACCTCAGTGATACAAGTAATAAGGGATGAGGATTTCATATTCACAAAGGACTTCTTCATAGGAGATGCTGATCTAAAGAGCGTTATAGTTGATGGGAGCAGCTTGGGAACTTTCACCACTAGCTCTGTAGCTATACCTTATAAGCTAAATCCTGAGGAACTTACTGGTCTATTCAGATTCTATAATACTTTAGGAGATGATCTACAATCTAGAGATTCAGAAGTTACAGCACAAAGGTTTGGGACTAATGGCGGTGGAAGGTCAAGCTACAGGAATCACCCAGGAGCGTACAAGAACCTTCCAAACAATGATCTTACATTCAAAAATGATCAGAAGATAACAACAGTGAGGGTTAAAAACTGATGAAAGGGACGGTTG